ATTATTTGAGTCCGAGAGCCTGTCAGGGAATTCTAAACCGAGCAGAAAGACGAGGAAAAGTGTTACCGGATTTGTTGAGAGTAGCTTTGGTCAATATCGTGAAGATGTCATCGCAGGAACAACCAAAGCCAGTGGAGGAGTCTTAGGCGGTGGTTCAGAAACATTCTTAACAGTGTACGAAAACCATCCATCCGATAGTCGTGTTAAAGAGATGGGCGACACCTGTCAGACTGTCACATCAACATGGGGAACTGGCGGCGGTAATATTCCATTTGTTCAATCTTTTGGCATACCGGGAAACTGGATTGGCAGAAAGCCTGAGAATGGTGGAAATGCCACAACTCCAATGGATAATGTTTCACCTTGTTTAACAAAAACAGACAGACATGGTGTTGCTTTTGGTTTTGAACCCGGAATTGCTAAAAGAGAGGGTAATCCTAATCGTTTTAGTAAGGAACTATCACCAACATTGAGAGCCGATATGGGAGACAATCAGGTTGCAACAGCATTTGGTTGGCAAAACAGTTCGCATCAGGGTATGTCAATCGATACTATTTCACCTACTTTAGATAAGAGCAAAACTCCTGCCGTTGCGATTCCTTATGACTTGCATCAGGTAACAAGTCCGTACAATTCTCAAAACAGAGAGAATGGTGACCCATGTCACACTTTGGCAAGGGATAGTGCGGCCCACGCAAGTATTGTTACGGCAAGTACGACAGTTCGTCGATTAACGCCTGTAGAATGTGAAAGACTTCAGGGGTTTCCTGATAATTACACTCAGATTCCTTGGAACAAAAAGGTTTCTGTTGACTGCCCAGACGGATTGCGTTACAAAGCAATGGGTAACTCAATGGCGGTTCCCGTAATGAACTGGATTGGAAAACGAATATCTACACAAGGAATAATTGATGTAAAGTAAACCTATAAGTTATATTTATTGATTATTTTATAACCTATAAGTTATACATAATGTAACATAAACGATACATTAAGTGGGGTTATTGTAACAAATACGATACATTAGGAGAAGATGATGAAACCAAGTGATTTAGTAGGGCGCATTACAGAAGCAAATCGTATCAGTGGGACTCGTGCATACGGGGACTGTGAATACAGGGAAGAAGATCCAAGAATGGCAATATGGAAACTTGAAGCAGAATGGATTGTTAAACAACAAAAGGAGAAACAAGATGGATTACTATGATTACAGTTGTAAGGTTGATGCCATTCAGGGCAAGATGGAATGTTTTACTGAAATGCTGGCAACACTAGCGGAGGCAGAATCGGAAAATCAAACCAGTGGCACATTTTGGTTTATTAAGGATACTGTGCAGGGCTATGCTCAGGAACTAGAAAACCTATCGCATCAATTAATGGAGAATCACACAGTGCAAACTAATTTCTTAAAACCAAAGACAAATGCTAACAAAACAAAGAACAAGTAAATTCCTAAAGCACATCGCTTGCCCTACTTGCGGGTCGTCGGATGGTAATGCTTTACATGACGATGGACATACTTATTGCCATGTATGTCTTACTTACACCGACGGCGATGGAGTTATTACTAAGAGAGAAATTAAACCAATGAATAAGGACTTAGACTTTTATGACAATGCTACTGCTGGTGCTATCGCTGATCGTAATATTTCTTCGGCTGTTTGCCTAAAATATGGAGTAAAACAAGATGTTAACAAGCATTATTACCCTTACTTTGATAACGATGGTGTGTTATCTGCTATTAAAATCAGGCTCGTCAGCTCTAAAGCATTCTCGATTGCTGGTGAGTTTGGCTCTACGATGCTATTCGGTCAAAACTGTTTCCCTAAAGGCGGTAGGTTCCTAACGATATGCGAAGGTGAATTAGACGCACTATCGGCGTTTCAGATGATGGGCGCTAAGTATCCGGTCATCTCAATTCGTAATGGCGCATCGGCAGCACTCAAGGACTGCAAAGCACAATACGAATACATTGACAGTTTTGAGAATATTGTCTTGTCGTTTGATGGCGACGAAGCCGGACAGAAAGCAATGCAGTCTGTTGCTGAGTTATTCGGTGGCAAAGTCAAGATGATGAAGATGCGAACAGGACTCAAAGATGCCTCGGACTATCTCAAGATCAAGGCAGATAAGGAGTTCGTTGACGATTGGTGGAGAGCAGAGCAGTATGTACCGGATGGCATTATCCAAGGCTCTACGCTGTGGGAGATGGTATCTAAACCGATTGACAAAGCAGAAGTAGACTACCCCTACGAAGCATTAAACAAACTCACCTACGGCATTCGTAAGGGCGAGTTAGTGATGATTACGGCGGGATCAGGTTTAGGAAAATCACAGTTCTTGCGTGAGATCGTATGGCACATCCTATCGAAGACCGAAGACAATATCGGCATGATGTTCTTGGAGGAAGGTGTGCGTAAGACGGCTAGATCGCTGATGTCCCTAGCGGCGAACAAACCGATTCATTTACCCGATGTTGATGTATCACCGGAGGAGTTAAAAGATGCCTTTGATAGAACACTTGGCACTAACCGCCTTTATCTGTTTGATCATTTTGGAAGTAGTAGTCTTGATAACATTGTTAATCGTGTCCGTTACATGGCAAAAGGACTTAACTGTGGCTACGTGGTCTTGGATCACATTAGTATTATTGTTAGCGGCGGTGACGTGGGCGATGAACGAAAGGCTCTTGACGCTATCATGACACGCTTGCGGATGTTGGTGCAAGAAACAGGGATTAGCCTGTTATGTGTGTCGCACCTGAAACGTCCTGAGAGCAAAGGTCACGAGGAAGGTGCATCAACATCGCTGGCACAGTTGCGAGGTTCAGGCTCGATAGCACAGTTATCTGACATTGTGATCGGACTAGAGCGTAACGGACAGGCTACTGACATGATTGAAAGAAACACTACTCATGTTAGGGTTTTAAAGAATCGCTTTAGTGGCTACACTGGCGGTGCTGGTGATTTGTTATACAATCCATCAACAGGCAGAATGTTAGAGATACAGGAAACTATATGAAAGATGATTTACTAGAAAAAGCATTGAAGTACGCAAAGCATGACGACTATAATGTTACCCGTAAGATCATCACTGATTTATGCAACGAGATTGAGCGATTGCGTGAACTTAATAAAGATGTCTTTAGCAGGATTCAGGACAATAAAGAAATCTTTAATCATGCTGAACGCTATCTGTGGCTACGCAATTCAGCATGGGATGTTCCTCCGGGGGCGTATGCACCGATTGTGGTGATATGCGATAACAAGATGGCAACATGGGAATGGCTTGATGGCACTGCGTTAGATTTAACTATTGATAAATGGCGTAACGATGTTACTCTTTAAATGGGTTGCTACTTGTCTTTGCTTAGTCGGTATCGCATTAACCAGCTACAATATCTATCCGATGAACATTGTTCTTAGTGCGGGTGGTAGTGCGATGTGGGCTTGGGCTGGATGGAAGCAACGGGACAATCCGTTATTGATTGTTGAAGCAGTAGCAGTTTTCTTTTACATATCAGGAATGATTTCGTGGATGATGTAACCAACCTTTGGAAATGGAGAAAGCAAATGACAACATGGACGACAGAAGACCGGATGCATTGCGTAATCGAAGAAATGCAAAAGGAAATAAAAGAACTTCAGGATCAGTTAGTGATAGCGAACATGGAACTGACAATAGCGATGGCGGAAGTGGAAGCACTGAGATATCAATTGATAACAGCAACGCAGGGTAAACATTAATGGCACATCCTGATCAACTATTTGGAGATAAAACCTATGCTCAACATGGAGACGATCTTATTATTCGGGCTATCTTTCACAGTCTCGGTATTGCTACTCCTTCATACTTGGATGTGGGAGCGCACCATCCGGAACGGATTAGTAATACTAAGCTGTTCTATGACAGCGGCAGTCGGGGTATTAATGTTGAGCCAAATCCTAATTTATATAAAATATTCCTAGAGCAACGACCACAGGATATTAACCTTAATGTTGGTGTGGGTATTCAATCAGAATTCCGTGAATTTTATATGATTGATAGCGAATCTGGTCGAAATAGCTTCCTTAAAGAAGTAGCTGAAGGGTTTGTAATTGATTATCCGCAGTTCAATATCACCAATGTAATGCAACTGCCAGTTTTTACAATCGATCAAATCCTTAAACACAAACTCACACCGGACTTTCTGACAATTGATATTGAGGGCATGGATTACGAAGTGCTGCAGAGCATCAATTATTGCCTACACCCGTTTAAGGTAATCTGTGTGGAGTTGCAGCCATATAGCGAAGAAGACATTCGATCGTTAATGACCAATGTCGGCTATGATCCAATTATTCGATGTGGTTCTAATTTAATATTTGTTGACAAAACACTATCCCATAGAGTAAGATAATTCTATGAGATTATTACTTGACATCGAAACCACATTAGATCACAGCAAGATTTGGTGCGTTGTTACAAAAGATTTAGATACAAACGAGGTAAAAGTATGGAAAGAAGCAAACGACTTATCGGAGTACATAAAGGCAGCGAGTTTGATAGTGGCTCACAATGGGATAGCATTCGACTTTCACTTGTTGAAAAAGTTATGGAAATGTCAGATTACATTGAAGAGAGTCGAAGATACGTTAGTTCTAAGTCGCTTACTAAACCCAAGTCTGGAGGGAGGACACAGTCTAAACAACCTAGGGAACTTATTAGGAACACAGAAAATTGACTATACTAAAATATGGTCTTGGATTACTGGTATAAATTTAATATCGGATAAAAAGCACATTGGTTACAATGGTTATTACGAAGGGATGCAATTTGATAAACCGCATATTCCCTTATTGCATTACTATTGCATTAAAGATGTAGAAGTATTACACAAGGTTTATAGTTATTTGAAGTATGAATTAAAGAGGCAGGACTTTTCAATTAAATCACAGGAGCTAGAACATGAAGTACAAGCAATCATCGCCCAACAAGAAAGAAACGGTTTCAAGTTCAATGAACAATCTGCTATGCAATTATTGGCTGAATTTAAGACTAGGTTGGAAGCTATCACTGTTGAAATGCAAAGCATTTTTCCTGCCAAAGTCACTACTTGTCGCACCCACAAAACCACCGGTAGACCCCTTTCCGACATCGTGGAAGACTTCAATCCCGGAAGTCGCAAGCAAATCGCAGAAAGGCTCATCGAAAAAGGCTGGAAGCCGAGCAAGTTCACCGAGAAAACAAACGCCCCAATCGTCGACGAAACCACGCTCGAAGGCAGCGACATCCCCGAAGCGAAAGCAATCGCCGAGTACTTGAT